ATCCTTTTACTTTCTCAAATCTTAGCACACTATCGAACCTATCGTCCATACCTGTCTTGTGCGATATGACAAAAACGTTAGCATCTTTGATGACAAAACGGATAATCTTAAGGAATTCTTCCGTTCCAAACCCATCAAGTGAGGAATCAAACACCTCATCCATGATCAGGAGATTGGTGTTGACAGAATTTTTAAACCGTGCTACCTCCCTCCAAGTGAATAGAAGTGCTAGGTCGATACGCATCTTCTCCCCTTCACTAAAGGAAGCATATGAAAAATCTTCATGGATAGGAGATTGTACAGTCTCGTTGAACTCCTCATCCAATGTAAAGTTAATATAAAAGTCCATCATCTGAAGATACCTATTCACCTGCTGATTAATCAGTGGCAAATACTTCTTTATGATTTTGGACTTAACTCCACCATCCTTGAGTAACCCATAATTAAAATTATGGTATTGAATGGTTTCTTTTTCTGAGGCTAAGGCCTCATATGTCTCTGCTAAATTATTTTGAAAGGATTCTAGTTTCTCATGCTCAGTATTTCTGTTTGCAAGTTTATCGGTAATAGTTTGAATTTCCGATTCCAGATCTCTGACTTGTCGTTGACACCCAGAGATACGAGTATTGTTTTTAGAAATGCCATGCGTTAGGGTAGTAATCTCCTTAGATAAGTTTGTAAAGTGATGCTCTCGCTCTTCCTCCTTTTTAATTGCCTCCTCTAGTTCTTTATAACCAGATTGCAACTCTTTTGCTTTATTTTGAGCATCTTCGATTTTATTTAGTCTAAAGTCCTCGTCTATAGCTTGAGTACAAGTAGGACAAACCGTATTGTTTGTAAAGAACTTATGCTCTTTGGTAATGGTAGATACTCTTTGAGATATTTTACCTTTCAACCCTCCAAGTGTTCTTAATTTTTCTGTAGCACCTGTTACCTTCTCTTGTTCTTTTGTTAGGTCATGAACATTATTCTCTAGTTCTTCATTTAGTTTAACATAGTTATCAGATTCCTCAAAAAGAGTATTAATTTTTTCCCGACTCTCATCTATCCTTCCTTTACTTTCTGATTCTAATTCCTTCATCCAATTAGTTTGCATCTGAACTTTATCATTCAAAGACTCTTTCTTAAGATCCAATGTCCTAATCTCATCTCTCACCAATTTAATCTTATCCTTAATTAGATTATTCATAGACGAAAAGATTTTAATATCCAAAAGATCTTCAATAACTTCTCTTCTATGCGTAGCAGTAAGCTGCATAAAAGGAACAAAATTAGTTGATCCAAGAATTACAATCTGAGTAAAAGACTTATAATTCATCTTAAGAACATTCTGTTCTAACCACTTCTGCTGATCATTAGCATTAGAGAATTGATTCAAACAATTACCATCTTTCCAAATCTCAAACGTGTTTGGTTTTATTCCTCTTACTACCTTCCATTCAATATCACCAATAGAAAATTCTACTTCTACTTTACAATCTTTTTCATTAGTAGCATTAATTAATTGTCCCTTATTAATCTTCCTAAAAGGTTTACCAAATAAACTAAAAGTAAGAGCATCCAATACAGTACTCTTACCAGCACCATTTGTTCCAATGATCAATGTGGTTGCATGTTCATTAAATTTTACTTCACTATAATGATTGCCAGTGCTTAAAAAGTTTTTCCAGCGAATCTTCTCAAATAAAATCATGTTTTTCAGGTGGTATTACAATGTCATTTTTAGTAATAACGGCATATTCGTGACCATGAATATGACAAGTTTTAATCATTAATTCTTCATCAACTTCAACTACATTCATATCGGGATAACCCTCATCCTCTAACATCATAGCATATCTGTCAGCATCATCTTCTTCTTCAAAAAGATATAAAATCTGTCCTCCCCCTTTATCAGCTACCGCATATGCACCCTCCTTTTCTTTTCCTTCAATGGTTAAAATAAACATTATATTAACTCACATGCTTCTTGATAATTCTCTTGAAGCATCTTCTGAATCCTTGACTTATCCAAATCAACCTGTGCCTCTTCCACATACCTATTAAGTATAGAAAGAGTATCTTCTGATTCAAATGCTTCAAAGTTTTCTGCATCATGAAGAATAAAATTCTCCACGACCTTCAATTCAGCCACATTAGCATTATACAACTTATCAATAAATTTTTCAAATTTTACTTGATTACTCTTTTTCCTTACAACCACTTTGACTATTTTATTCTCTAATTCTCGTGCATCAAACAACTGATAATCTTGATCATTATAATAGATTATCTTATGAAGTCTATATGGATTATTGACGGGTGTATGCTCTAATGTCTCTGTATCAAATAAGTGAAATCCTCTATTCTCATCATCCACATCATTCCAGAACATTTCATAAGGATTACCAAGATAGTAAATATTATCTTGCTGCGATCTGCAATGATAATGACCAGAGAATGTCTTTTTAAATTTCTTAAATATACCCCAATCCATTCCATGTTCCATCATATGACCTGGAGTTGCTTTGAATCCATTTAACTCAAGATGTCCCATACACACAGGAGATCTTGACTTATTAATCATTGCTACACTCATCTCTTCATTCTCCTTGTTAATCCAAGGTACAAGAGTAATATTACAATCACCTACCATTATAGATGTTGTTTCTTCATATATGATAATATTCTCATACTCTCTCAATAATAAATCTATCGCATTTATATCATTTGTATTCTTATAGTATACGTCATGGTTACCTACGATTGTATGAACAGTGATACCCATCTGTTTTAGACGATCAAAATAATGATCCTTAGCCCATGTCAATGCAGCAAAATCAATTCCTTTTCTACTATCAAAAGTATCACCCATATTAATAACAGTGGTAATACCTTCTTTCTCAAGAGTAGGAAAGAAAACGTTATTATAAAACTTTAGGAAATAATCGTGAAAAAGTTTAGAGTTTTTACGACACCCAAAGTGTTGATCGGTAATTATAGCTATCTTCATAACTTTAATTTAAAGGCGGCTGTTATTCTCATAGGACAATTTTGATTACAATAAGCATATGCTTTATGTAGCATATCCGATTTGAAATTTATTAATCTTCCTAATATAGGAGGAATAATCATATGTTCTTTTTCAGATTTTACAAAATGAGTAAAACCTCCCCATGCAGGTTCCCAAGGAGTTATATAAAGAATCACTGTTCTATCTGCATCATTATCAATATGAAATGATCCATTTCTCAATGCTTCATTTCCATTTAAATAAACATCTACTAACTTATAATCATAATTAAAAAATTTTTTAATTTTATTAAAAAGATAGGAGGTATAATACTCAGTATCCATTAAATCTTTTTTTAAAAAAAATGTTTCAAAATCTGGAACCATTGTAGATCCTACAGGAGCAGAACCATGAATTGTCCATTTCTCATTCGTATAAGTTGAAAGATTACCAACCATAGCCAATTCTTCTTCATTCAGAAAATCATCAATTACAATAACATCATCCATCAGTTACGAAGTTTTGCATGTACAGCATCTTTGATCGAATTATAGTCCGAATAGTTGTCGCCGTCAATCTTATTACTGTCATCAAACACTTCTGAATAACCAGACTTCTCTAAAATCTTATTCTTAATTTCTAATTGACGTTTCTCTCTTTGTATTCTGCGGAGAAATGCATAATGTATAATCTGCGTAAAGTATGCAAAAGGATTACGGGATTTCTCAGGATTAAAATTATGTATGTATTGAACGCAATTTTCGATTCCATCAGAGATCATGTCCTCCTTGAACATGTAGTTAACAAAGTTTGGTTTGAATGATAAATGATTTGCAATCTTAAGAAAACACTCACCAATGTACCTTGGTATAACTGGTTTAGTTTTATCTTGCAATCGTGCTATTTCTATATCTTCTTGATATCTAATAAGAGCAGCAAGAAACTCTTTATTATTTACATAGTGCTCCGACCTTTTTCGTTTAGCCATAGGTCTTATCATTGCCATGAGTCTTTATCACTACTATGTATTATTATAGCATCTCTACATAGACTTGACAAGTTCTTAAATCCTAAGTATGATAACTCTGTGGAGGTTCAGAAGAAATAGCTACTTAGTTTTATATATCTTTTCTAGAATACTTTTAGCATCCTTAATATTAGCTATATAACCCATTTTTCTATCTAATTTATATTTACTACTACCATCTGAACTTAAACTATTATTTTTTATATAGTTTTGATGCATAGTAATCATTTCAATATCATTTGATTCGGACATAGTAAGTATATCATTCATATTAATTAAAAACATATCTTCCGTGGTTGTTTTTAACCAAGGTTCTATTTTATATCCTACAATTCCAACTCTTCCTTTTACTTCATGAACTATGATAGGATTAGAAACTAATAAAATAATTTCAGTTTCTTCTTCAGTAGAAGCCACCTTACAGAAGATTTCTTCTCCTGATTTTAATTTAAGTGTAGCATAAAAGTCGTCTTCTATCATTTTTTTAATTGAATAGTTATTATTTCATAGTTGAAGTTTTCTTCATTGTAGATTTTGATTCTCTCAATAAGATGATTAAGGGTATAGTTTCTCTTAGATTTGTAGGTACAATCATCAGAGATATCGTATAAGGTTGCTTTTACTTTATCTTTACCTTTTCTGAGAACCCTTCCAATGGATTGGAGGTTTCTAACTCTGGACTTTGAGGGACTGGCGAAGATGATGTTGTGCAGCCGCTTAATGTTAATCCCAGTACTAAAAGTACCATAACTTGCAATGATGATCGCATTTGATTGTTCCTCGGTAATTTCTCTAACTAATTCTCTTTCACTAGTGTCTACACCACCATGAATAAAAAATACTTTACGGTCACCTTTCTTCTTACTATTTATTAAATCATAAAGCACCTGACCATGTGCTTCGACTCTAGAAAAGAGAACTAAACTATTTCCTTTTAGATCAAGGGATAGATTTTTAATGAAGTTATTTCTTTGTTCATGAGTAATAAGATATTCTATTTCATCCTGATATGTTTCAAATTTTTTCTCTGGATGTTTAAGAACAATACATTGTATATCTAATTGAGAGAGATGTCCCTGTCTCATCAGTTCTTCTGTTTTTGTCACTTTATATGATGGCCCAAACAATCCTTCTAATACCCACTTATGAGTTTGAGTCCCATCAAGTGTTCCTGTAAATCCGAATCTATACTTAGCATGATGTAATTTTGTCATTATAGATATTAAAGACTTCGACTTAAAGAGATGTGCTTCATCTCCTATAACTACATTATAATCCTCAAAGAATGATCTTTCTAGTTTGTAGACAGATTGCCATGTGGTAATTGTTACTGGAAACTCATTTGTTTTTTCTTTACCTGCATATATCTTGTGACAAAATGAATCAGCATCCCAACCGTAATCTAAAAAGTCCTTATACATCTGTTCTACGAGAGATGTCGTTGGAACGACTAAAAGGATTTTTTGCCCTTTCTCAACGTAATATCTTACAAGAGAATAAATCATCAACGATTTGCCTGAAGCAGTGGGTGATATCAATAGCTTTCTATTATGTTTTAAGGCATCGTATACTCCCTCTACTTGGTATTTCCTTGGTGGATGACTGCAAATAGATCTCATATAATC